TAGTCCCGGACAAACTTAAACCGGGCGTCCGCATATTCGATTACAGACGACTGACAGAATTCCACCTCGAAAAGAGAATAGGCTACTTTCTCTACCTTCATCTCCATACCATAGTCAAGGAAATGGGTGACTATGGAGGATTGTACAGAGGCCAGGTCTTCCTGCTCGATTATCAACAGACAATCGTCTCCGTCATCAAGACAATCCCAAACCGCCAAGTTCAGGAAGAGACAAAAGGCGCGTACCATGATCAACATAAGTAAACAGTTTCCCAAAGCAGTGTTCATGTCGCCACTCATGCGACGTCCATTACTAACGTACTTTAATCCACTCTTCGCGAATACTTTGTTGACAAGCTGCATCGTTAACAATTTCCTGAAAAAGAAATGTGGGTTAACATGCGTGTACACACTATGCTCTATCTTAAGAAGCTCACTGGAGACATGCTTATCAAATCGGCTGGCATCAAGAGAAAGAACAACGGGGTTCCTAAAGTAAGACATCTTCTTACTCAGTACTTCGGCTCGTTGAACTGAATTTAATCCCTTGGCTATGTTTCTGGAATCGGGGACACCTTTGCTAAATCCACCCATCGTGTAGATATGGTGCTCAATCGGTTGTAAATACATCGCGAGAGCTACACAGTATACTGATCCACGGAATTGGATAGCGCGTGGGTCTGGATTGGTTTTAAGATACGCATTGAAACGTTCGCTTTTAACAAACATTGAACAAAACGCATCGGAGACCTTGAGACCGAATCGAAGAAATTTCCATGCAGCTTCCTCGTAACGTGTGCGTTTAGCTCCACTGTAACGGGCGGGCATCGCAAAGATGTCCTGAGCTGCACAGAAAGGGATTCGGCTTGCGACCCACTGTGCGGATTCCTTCAACCTAGCTATGCCCGGCTTTGAAGGTTTTACCACCCGACCGATGACACGCCCGAGGACAGCCCTCACTTGGTTGTGCCAACAATCATGGTGAAACGTCGGTTGGAAGACCCCTGGGATTTGGGGAGAAGCAACACGAACCATCATCTTCTTGTGGCGGTCGTCATGGGGTTCGGGATACCTCAGTATCGCGCACCCATCGTCAATGGGTAGATCTTTGGTATCACCAACACAGATCCCCCCCACGACGACCGGTCCGGCCTAGTTATCTAGCTGTCGGTCCCAATTGAGGGTACCGGCCGCTAGACCTCTGGCCCTCTGGATCGCAGACCAGATCACGCCAGAACCCCACAAATGGTAGGCAGTGTCCTCTGCTGGAGTCAAAGACATCACAACATTGACACACTCGGAGATCTGCTCTGTCTCCTTGAGTTCTACCCATTTGGGGCGATTCTTCGCAACCCACATCCGCCCAGACGACCACAACGAAGCAGGAGTTCGAGAGTCACGCAACTTGTGAGCCAGACAGCCGTAAAGATATGCCAGCAACTGCACATCAATACCTCGCTTCTCGGCAGCTCTGGTAAGCACCTTACTCACCAGGCCCATCTCAATCTCGTCTCCGCGCCAGAACCAGACAAGTCTCTTCCAGCCCCACCCGAGAGCTTTCCGAAACGTCCACACAGCAAAAGTGAACGTCACCAGTGCCGCCAACATGTAGTAGCAGAGGTCCATAACGGGAATAAGTAACTCATACCTAGTCCCTTCCTCCGCCACACCCATCATTGACCACCAACGACCGATACCATAGATCATGGGCACATCGCGCACCCAAAGTTGTCCCATATGAACTCGAACCCACTCAGAAGTAATGAGGTTGTGTACCTTCTCACGATACAACACACCCCAAAACTCACGCTGAACGTAGGTGTCCATACTAAAGATCGGCTTCGTGTCGTAGCATACGGATTCCCATGACCCGAAAATGCGTTCCGACGCCAATCCCTGCTCTCCACAGTAGCGAACCACACTACCAAAGGAATAGTGACCAAACCACTCCTTTACAAGAAGAGAAAGAACAACTCCCAAAGCGAAAGTAGGAACCAGAAGTAACATCGCCGTGGTGAATACCAACGGTCGGTGCCACCACCCCTCGTAT